GCGTGACGTTCGTCTACACGACCGCTGGCACCGCGTCCTACACGCTCGTGCTCTATGGAACATGAGGCACGAGCATGAGCGACGTTCGCGGCAAGTTCGTGATCGACGTTGACTTCACCGACCGCACGACGGCGACGGGCGTGCAGCGGATGAAGCTCGTGTCGCTTGCGTCTGCCACCGAGTACCCCGACGGCAAGGTAGCGGTCGTTTCGGGCACGGTCGGCACGGCGGTTGTGAGCGTGCCCGTCGCCCCCACGACCTACCGCAACGCAGCGGGGAATCTGGTCTCGTTCGGCAGCGTGTCGCGGGTGGCGTTCCAGGCGAGCGGGCCGACGCTCGTGGCGTGCGACGGCATTGGCGGGTGCGGCGTCAATGATTGGACGATTTACTCGCGAGCGGGACAGGTCGCGGTTTCGGAAGCGATAGAGACCGCATCGTTCTCGATCAGTGTGTTCGGCACCGCTGGCACCTCTTCCTACACGCTGGTGATGTATGGCACTTGACCCCGGTCGCCTTCGCGAGCGGATCACGATTCAGCAGGCGACCGAGCGACGCAACTCGCTCGGGGAGAGCACGCTGGAATGGGCGACGTTCGCGACGCGGTGGGCGAGCGTCGAAGGGCTCTCGTCTCGCGAGGTGCTGCTCTTGGGGCAGCAGCAGACCGACGGCACGCACCGGGTGCGGCTGCGATACGTGACGGGGCTTGTGCAGACGATGCGGCTCTTGTGGCGTGGTCGGGTGCTGGAGATCACAACGCTGCTCGAACACGCGAACCGCAGCGAGCACGAGTTGCTGTGCCAAGAGAGGGTGGACTGATGGCTGTCGCAGGGATCGAGATCACCGCCGAGATGGCTGAACTGCGGCAGTTGCAGCAGGACATCGGCAGGCTGTTTTCGTTAGATGACAAAGCCCGCATTCTGAAGGCGGCGTTGACGAAGGCGATCGAGCCAGCGTTCTTGGCGTTGAAGCAGACCACGCCGCTGGGGCCGACCGGCAACCTGCGGCGGGCGGTGGCGAAGAAGGTGATCGCCTACACGCGAGATGGGGCGGCCGTCGCGGTGCTGGGCTTTCGCCGGGCGGGGCTTGCTCGCTCGGAGAGTGCGGCAGGCGGCACCGTGCGATCCGGCCCGGACCGAGCGTTCCACCAGTGGTGGCTGGAAGAGGGGACGCAGGCCCGGCAAGTCAGCACGCTCTCGAACAAGCCCTACGGGAGAAAGGGGCATCTGCGTCGCGTCAAGGGACGCCCTGCGGTTGAGGTTCGTCCGCACATCGTGCAAAAGGGGCAAGGCGGATACATCGCTTCGAGCTTCAACCGGCTCGGGCCATTCAAGATGATCCGCACTGACGATGGTCGTGTTCAGACCGAGCCGGGATATCCAAATGCGTTTTTTCGTAAAAGCAAAACTCCGATCACGATTCCGGCAATGAATCCCGGCGGAAGCGGTGAGCCGCCCCTCAAGACCGCTTGGGCGCGCACGCAGCCCACCGTCGCCGAGATCCTCCAGCGGGAACTGCGGCTGTCGCTGGAGCAAGCCCTCGACACCCTCTCGCAGCGATCCTCGGGAACCATCGGAACATGAGCGTGAAATCCCCCGAACGTCTACTCGCTGACGCCCTGGCTTCCGCCCCGCTCGTGGCCGACTTGGCTGGCGATCGGGTCTACCCTGTCATCGCACCCGCCTCGGCAGCCCTGCCGTTCGTGACATGGCGGCGGCAGGCGGTGCAGCGGGAAGCCACCCTGTCAGGGCCGGCGGGAATCGCGACCGTGACTCTGGCCGTGGATATGTACGCCACGACGTATGAGGCAGTAAGGGAGCTCGCTGACCGCTGCCGCCAGACACTGGATGGTTTCAACGGTGCCTTGGGAAACTGGATTTCGGTTCGCAACGTGTCGCTGCTCAATGAGAGCGACGGGTTCGTACAGTTGGCCGGTGGCGAGTTACCCGCCGTTTACAGCGTGACGCAGACCTACACCATTCTCTGGCAGGAGATATAGCCCGTGTCATTCCCCACCCCACACGATGGATCTGGGACGATTCTGCGGTTCGGCGCGGCTGCGTACACGGTCACGAATATCGTGATCTCGAACACGAATCCGGCGGCCGGGGCAGACTCCACGATCAACGTCGCGCACCTCGGGCAGTCTTCTGGCGAACTGGCCGCGACCCTCAGCACGCCCCTGGTCGTGCCCGCTGACGATGGGGGATCTGGTCGGCAGATCACGTTCGACTACATCGGCAGGAGCATTCTGCTCGACGGCTCGACCGCTACGGTCTACATCGCGATCGGCGGTACGGCTTTGATCGGTGCAGTCGGGGCTGGCGGCACGGCGTTCTTCGCGACGGTTGCCAGTTCGACGCTGACGCTCGCGACCAATGATGCGGTTCGTGGGCAGGGTGTTCTCACTCTCGTGCGTACGGGGTCTTTGACCTGACAATAGGGGGCCACGATGGCGATCCCTGCTCAGGGCATGACCTTCACCTGGGGTGCATCAACACTCCTAGAGGTGAGCCAGTTTTCAGCGACGCAGGGTGGTGAGCTTCCGCTCAGTCGCGACGGCACGTTCTCGTCGGAAGGCGGGACCGTCGAGATTTTCTCGTTCTCGACGGCGACCGTGCCATCGTCCGACTACGGCGTGCGTCGCCGCCTGCGAATCGTGGCACCGGCCGGCGCATCGACTGCCCTCCTGTTTGACCGCGACTGCGTTCTGCAAGGTAGGACCGCAGAGGCAGAGGCGAACGACGCGGTGAGGTTTGCGTACACGCTTAGGGTGATGAGTACTACGGGTGCGTGATCCCGAAGACTCAGGAGAGGAATGATGGCACTGACTGCGGAACAGATTCTCGCTGCTGATGACACCGGACTGCACAAGGTTGTCGTGCCCGAATGGCGGCCGAAGGAGTGGAAGGCAGGCGACGAAGAGCCGTGCGTCTACTGTCGCGTGATGAGCGTGGGCGAGCGGGACTCCTACGAGCGGCTCTGGATGGGCAAGCGTGAAACGGGCATCGAGAACTTTCGGACTGAGTATCTGGCTCGGGTGCTGTGCGACGAGCAAGGCAAGTTGCTGTTCACTCGCGATCAGGTATCGGCACTCGCGAACAAGAGTGGCAGCGTGATGGCCCGGCTGTTTGACGTTGCCATGCGGCACAACAACATGACGGAGGGTGATGTCGAGCAGTTGGGAAAATCCTAAACGTCTCACCAGGGCGCAGGTTTCTGTTTGCCTTGGCGGGGCATCTCGGGATGACGGTTCGTGAACTGTGCTCACGCATGGATTCGCGAGAGTTGACCGAGTGGATCGCCTACACGAGATACTTCCAAGCACTGCCGGACCCGTGGCAGCAGACCGGACTTGTCGTGTCATCGATCCTCGCTCCTTATTCGAAAGAAGGGGCGGTGCCAAAGCCGTCGGATTTTGTGCCGCTCGTCAGGCCACCGAGTCACCCAGAGCAGGACTACGCGGCGTTGATGAAGTTGCGGCAGGAACTCGGCGATGGCTAACATCCTCTCACTGGCGTTACGGGTTACGGCTGACGCCAGCGGGCTCAAGCTGGACCCGGTGCAGCGCGCACTGGTCGGTCTCGGCGATCAGGCAGACAAGCTCACCGGGCAGTTCGCCAAGTTCTCGGGCGGCAGTGAAGCGGCGGCAGCGGCTCAGGCTCGGTTTGAGAAGGAAGCCCAAGGTCTCATCAATACGCTCCGCGATGGCGGGCCGGGAGCAGCAACGCAGTTTGCGGCCGGCTTTGAGCGGCTGACCGAGGCAGTCAACAATGAAGCCGCAGCGTTTGAGCGTGCGGCCCGCATTACCGAGGCGAATCTTTCGCCGCTTGAGCGATTCGATCGTGCCCAGGCGGAACTAAACGAGCAGGTGAACGCGGGACGCATCTCGCTGGAGACTTACGGCCGGGCAACGGAGAACGCTGCCAAGGGGCTCACTGACGCCGAGCGTGCGGCTCGCGGTCTCGCGGTGCAGCAGAAAGAGATCGAGACTGCGGCCGACAATACCGCAATCAAGTTCAACGAGCTCTCCGGTGTGTTCGCTGTGCTGCCCGGCCCACTGGGCAACATCGCGGGGCGGATCTCGGGCATCGCGAGTGCGAGCGAGGGATTGTCGCGAATCTTCGCAGGTGGGCTACGGTCTGGTGTTGGCAATCTGGCGACATCCTTCACGTCCCTCATCACGCCAACAACAGCCGCCTTGGCTGGTA